CTTTCATGAACTGTGTAGTGTTCAGGATTAGTGTAATCACTCACGTTTCTGTATTATAAAGGTCGGAGCCTCTATGCTCATTATGAATAGCAATTACATGGCCTCTGATTCCTTGGCCGCAATACATCTCCACAACCTCTCTACAGTCGTCGTAGGCGCCGACAACGTCTTCTGATGTAGCTCCAGTGGTCTTGTAGAATTCTTGCAATTGTTTGTATTTTAATTCTGGTCCAGAAGAATAATCGTTATCTTCGCGCATAATTAAACAAGCAGGATCAATATCAATATTTTTTAACCACTGCAAAGTTATTGGTGCATAGAACTTAGGTCGTGCAGTAAGAACAACGATCTTATGATCGTTACTCTGCCAAAGCCATTCGTTACCGGCAACGTCAAATCCAGAAAGTAAATGATATTCATTATGCCGAATGATTAGACTTTCTTCTTTAAAGTCTATCGTAGGGACACGCCAGGAATCGTCAGAAATAGTGTTGTCCAATGATAAAATAATATACAATTTATAATTCTCCTTCGGTAAGCTCTAATTCATGCAAGATCCTTTCAAGATCTTCCTCTTTACGCAAAAGCAAATCGTCTACAGGGCGACTTTTATTTACAATTAAATTTCGAGTTTTCTCTAACAAATCAGAAATTTCTTTTTGATTTTCTAAATCTGTATCTATAATAAGCTCACCCGTCCCTTTACAATTTTGACAATCCTCGTAGCCTTCGACAACTGGCTCCAGGGCGCTATCGAAACGTTTCCAAGAAACTCTCTCCAATTGGCCTTTGCCATTACATTCGGCACATGGGCCGGTATCGTTTATTTCTTGCAAACTTTTTAACCAACTTTTAACTGTAGTCATTTTTTATTCCTCCAAAAATACTTCATCACCAATTGAAATTGGTATCTCAATTGTAGTAATTCTAAAATCGCAAATTCCGCATACCCGCCTTCTTTTCATTGTCGGGAATCCATATATTTCGTGGCACCTTGAGTCTTTTGATTGAAGTTTAACGCGGCCCTTGCACTCAGGGCAGTGAGTTACGGCTAGCGTCATTGTATGAACAACGGTATGCAAAAGATGCCGATAAGAAAAACTGCCTCAACGGTGATTTCAACTACGGGTTTCATTACGCTGACCCCCATTGTTTATCTCTGGCTGCTTCATAAAAATCTCTGAAGTGAGATCTTTCTTCATCTGTATAGATGAGGCACTGCCAAATATAATTGATGTCAAACCCTCTGCTTTCATCACGATTGTAAAAGACATTATCTGTGTCATCAGAGGCAACGTGATCCAGGCAGACTGTCTTAGCTGCCTTTCCTAGTGGGACATATACATAACGTCCGACTAAATCCTTCAGCATGATTTCGCCCTTTGGTGACGCATCAAACCTAATTTTATCTGATAATTTATATTTCATGGTATATTCTTTTCTAAGATTAGTTGCGGTAATAGTAGACGCGAAAAGCCTCTGCGGCGATGGCACTGGCAGAAGCTGCCGCGATAATGCTGCCGAAAGGCTCACGGTGTTCTGCCGCGATCTTTTCGTTAAGAGAGACTAAAGATAAAAGCTCAGCGTCAGACATATCGTTCATCTTATGCATGTTGCGGATATTTGCGCGATTTGTGTGAATGTCGGTCATTTCTAAGTCCCTGTTTGTTTGTTTAACTAGGGGTAGAATACATTATAGGGTGTCGTTGTAAACCCCTTGTGCAATTTCTTTTGCACTGTCTGCCCCTTTGCACACAAAAACTTTATGACCAACACTCTCCAGATAGGCTAACCAATCTTTTTGCTTTTCGCTCACACTGCCGCCTTTAAAGCGCTTCATTTCGATCCAGGTGTTCCAGGCAGGTATAAAAAGGTCGGGCACACCGGCAGAGACGCCTTCGGCCTTTAAACGGGCTCCTGAGCTCTTAGATCGAGCCTCGCCATTAGGAATAGCAAATATCCTGACATCTGGATATTCCCGCCTAAACCAACAAACAAATTCCACTTGTTCCTGGTGCTCTGTAGGGATCTTCAAAACGGTATTATTGGAAACCACTTCTCGCACTGATTTAACTGGGCTGCGAAGTTGGCGGGAGGTTCTTCTAAAAATTCTTGGCATATTCCACTTTCATTATAGTTTTCACATGTGTGGCAGCACTCAGGCTGACGAATAGCTCTACGCTCAGCCGCCAGGAATTCAATCTGTGCGTAATAATCAATAACAACTTTAGGTTGTTGGTGTCTCATAATTTCTCCTCACTACATTGTAGTACTTACCGTTTTTCTCGTAATCGATCTGAGCCGGTGGTTTAGATCGGTTAAGCGCCACAGAAGCTTGGTGGAGACCGTCAGAGGCTATTAACTCCGTATGGCATCCACTAGCATGCGCAATCTTATTGACCTCTCCTACGGCTCTCTGACCAGCGTAGCCGCTGTGCAATACACAGAAATATTCGCTGATCGGCTTATCGCTAAGAGATGGACCGTAATATGTTGCTCGCAGCATGTCATTGCCAGCCCGGCTCGTGTATTCGTCCCACTGCCAGCGGCTCACTGACATAGTCAGCTCAGTGTCAGTACCCATGATGCAATCATCACGCAGCTGCATAGATACTTTGTTCTCGCTTTCTGGGAACTCGTAGCCGCACTCTGGACAGACCATGACAGAGATGTGGACAATCTCATTGCACTCTTCACACACCTTTACAGGAGCCTCGCCTCCACGACCTGATTTGTGAGGTGGCCTCACCCTGGTGATTGGTCCGTGGGCTTCTACATTGCCAGCAAAGTCGAGCACTAAGCAGTGATCAGTGTGTCCCTTTGGCCTCAGACCTCTGCCAGCCATCTGCATGTAAAGAGACGGAGACATCGTGGGACGCAACATGGCGATCAAGTCAATGTCTGGAAAATCAAAGCCGGTGGTCAAAACATTGGCATTAGTCAGCGCCTGGATCTCGCCAGACTTAAACCGGTTGATTAAATCCTCTCGCTCAGCTGGTGGGGTCTTTCCGGTGACGCATGCCGCAGTTATTCCAGAATCCATCAAGGTCTGCGCTATGTGCTCAGCGTGAGCCACTCCAGTACAAAAGAATAGCCAGTGCTTATAATTTTGGCCCCTGTTAATTACTTCGGCTACAACCCGCCCATTGATGTCGTCATTATCTACCGCTGCCTGCAGCTCTGACTCGATGTACTCGCCGCCTCGCTTGTGTACTCCGTCCACATTTAACTTAGCTTCAGTCTTTTTGCTTCTCAGCGTGGACAAATAGCCCTTGTGAATAAGCTCCTCGATAGTCACGGGCTCGATTCTATCGTCAAACAAAGCACCATCTTCATCGATATAGCCATGTCCCAGCCTAAACGGAGTAGCAGTTAAACCAATAACTCTCAGATCTGGATTGATCTCAAACAGCTTCTTAATCAATTCTCGGTAACCGCCCTCGGCTTTGTGAGATATAAGATGACACTCATCGACAATAACAAGGTCAACGTGCCCGATGTCTGGCGCACGTTTACGGATGGACTGGATGCCAGCAAACGTAATGGGCTCGGATAGGTTCTTTTGTCGAAGGCCAGCACTGTATATTCCTAATGGAGCACCGGCCCAATGTTGCCGCATTTTGCTAGCGTTTTGCTCAATCAATTCTTTAACGTGAGTGATCATTAAGATTCTTGTTTCAGGCCACTGGGTCAGCGCATCTTTGCAAAGCTCTGCAACAATGTGGCTTTTACCACTGCCGGTAGGCAGTACCAAACAAGGGTTTCCTTCGTTTTTTCTTAACCATTCATAAAGAAGATTTATAGATCTTTTTTGATATTCTCTTAAATACATTACACAATTATTTCCCTGGAGCACATGATTGGGTCAGTAATAATCTCTTTGCTGCTGTGTCCAGATTTGCCGTTCAGCACCTCTTTTCCGTCGATCACATATATGGTTTCCCACTTACTCTCAGCCTCTTTCCTTTCATAAGGAACCAGATCTGGGTGGATAGTGTGACTGTCGCAGCCCTCATGCTGAAAATCGATGGGGATACCCTCGGAGGCAAACCTTTCACAGTTCCACGTTGAACCAGCGGTGGCAGTAGAGTGAGCACATGTCCGACAGTTTACTTGCTTAGTAGGCTCATTTTCGTGACAAAACGAATAAGCCGGACAGAACTTGCACAGATACCAAGACTTGCTGGCGCCGGTACAGGGCTCCGGCATTCTGTCATCTAAAGCTATTCTCTTGCCGCGCGCCACAGCCTTATTAGCGACCTCCTTATCGAACTTTACTCGCTCGATGTGCAAGCGGTCATCGTCTTTGCAAACGGCAACGTACAAGGCTCGTTTTAGCTTCAGGCCCAACATATACACTTGCATCTGGACGTAGTGCATGGGCTTGGATGCCTGTAATCCTTTTGATAGATCATTAAAACTTTTTTTGCTGTGCGTTTTAAACTCTGCAACGTGAGCCGTATTTTCAGCTGTAGGCACACCCTTGTGAATAATACCGTCAACGCTGCCGGAAACGTGTGAGCCAAAATCTACGTGGTCCTGACTGCCGTCTACATCTATTCCGATTGATTTCAGGTCTGAAATAATTTGTGGTTCCTCTAAATGGCCACGCCTAAACAATCTCAGGATGCGGCCATCAAACTTCTCCACGACAGCCCAGCGAAAAGAAAGCCAGAGCCAACGATCACAGTGATGGCCAAGTGTTGAGCAGCCCAGGTGAGGGCGTGGTCGCTCTTGACGATCTTGATGAGCGGCATCGATCATACTTGCGATGTGCTGAATTGGCTCTGGAATTCCTGACATAAGATCATTCTCCTTTTAAAATAAGTAACGGACGCCCCAGTGTAGGGCGCCCTTTTAATCCTTACTTTTTAGACCAGGGTGGTGAGCTTGCTCCGGTAGAGCTGTCTGCCTCTGCAAATGCATCAGGATTGCTCGGTGGCATTGGAACAGATCCACCTTTAATAGCCCTAAATCCATTATGATCATTTGATGCGTCATAACCACCTTTGGCCGGTGAAGTTTTCACTTTGATCTCCAAATGGCCACCCATTAGTTGCTCAGTATCTTCAACCGAAGATAAGCCAATCGCTCTCATAATTTCACCTAATTGCTTAATTCCAACTTCTTGGGCAACTGCGTTTGGATTGCGAATGTTTAAATTTCCAAACACAACACGACCCTCGTGTGATGGACCCAGAATATCGTAGCGAAGTGCAACGTACTGACCGGTGCCTGCTTTCGTATCCCGAAGATCAGCTGAATTAATCGAGACTTCGTACCAGCCATCAGGGATAAGGCTAAAGCTTTCGTCTTTTGGGATATCGCTCGTGTTATAAGACTGTCCTAAATTTGCCATTTTATTATTCCTCTTCCATTTCTATGTTAAATGATGGGCGACCAGCCGTTGTGGTGACCGCTCCGAGTAGTGCTTCTGTTATGCTTACGTCGGCATACTTCCATGCCGCCGCATTGATCGTAGGCGTCCAGCGAAACAGCTGGCCAAGGTGATCAGTTAAGCCAGCCTCTCGTGCTAATTCTTGCAGCTTTTCGCCATCAACTTTGTTACTAACGCGCTCTACAATCTTTATTTTGTAGCCTTCGGCTTTAACATTTCTAGTGCCTTCGACGTTAGATCCAAAGCGCTTGATTAAGTCGTCTTCAAGCTTTCGCCTGGTCTCAACAGCAATCTTTTCTTGCTGCTTGGCATTCACCCATTCTGCATAAATGCTCATTTTGAACCTCCGACCTTAGCAATTATCTCGCCTAAGTCTGGAGTTTCCCAGGCCTCCAATTTGCCGCTGCGATCCTTAGCAAGCCATAAGCCATCCGAATCACACATCAGCGCGCGTTGTAAAACACCGTCCGCATCTTTCTCGATACGAAGTGCCAAGACTTCATCGAAGAAATAAGGAAGCTTCTGCGCGGTTTTATTTCCAGGAAGTGACGGGAAGTACAGCATCCGTCCCATTTCATCTTGCTGCTTTTCAAGTTTAGCAGTCATCAATACGTGCATTTCCAGGTCTCGGAATGAACGGATAATTTCAGATAACTGTGTATCCATCTCACCGTAGGCTGCACGGCCATCTTTATTTATCTTCTTTTCGTGAGACAAAACCACCTCAGCAATCTCAGAAATAGAATCCAAAACTACCGACTCGTAGTCTTTTGATTTTACGAGCCAGTCGTAAGCTTCGTGCAAATCTTCCATACTTTTAATCTCAATAAACGGAATGTTATCGTCTTTGATGGAAAGCAACCCACCTTCAGCTGACAAAACAATTGGCTTAGGCAAAGTTTTCGATAAGGTAGTTTTACCGCAACCAGCTTGCCCATAGACCAAGACTTTAAGACCTTTATTAGACAGATCTCCCGTACTTTTTAATTTAATAGCCATCTTATGTTTTC